GTCGTCTGATATTGCGGAAACAAGATTAGACAATATGCAGGGTGCGGGTTCTCAAATAATAAAAAAACAAGAGCAAGCGCCTTTATTTAAACCTCAAAATAATATGCAGCATTCTCATGGTATGCCGAACATGAATGATTTCATGCAGTCAAGAGTAAATCCCAGTATGCGAATGGCGAACATTAAACCTTGGCAAGAAGAACAAGTTGGTCCTGGATTGGGCAAAGGTGCTTCTAAAGAGACAGGGAACGGGTTTAATTCGGGCATGGAAGCAAGAGACCTCTGGGGTCCAAAAACCATTGATGAGTTAAGAACTAAAAATAATCCTAAGGAAAGTTTTACATTGAATGGACATCAGGGTCCAGCAAGTTTCGCAAACAAATTATCTGGTAACACATTAACACAGGGTAAGGTAGAAAAACATAGTCAGGATACATATTACGCAGTAGGTCCTGATCGTTTAATGACGACAACTGGTATTGAAAAAGCACCCACTGCTCGTGGGATTGAGTTATTGCCAGATGGCAACAGAAATGAAACAAGCGCCGAATATTATGGATCAAGAGCTAATGGGGAACAGTCAATTTACACTAAAAGTGAGTATAGACCATCAACCAAGATTCAACTGCCATCAACCGGAATAATTAACCCGTCCGCAAAAGGTCAGTTCAATGCCAACCCAAATAATTATGGTGTTTCTGGATACAAACCGCTGCCAACAAATAGAAGTTCCACAAAACAACCAGATGAATTTAGACCAATCGGTGGGGCAATTACGGCAGTGATCGCACCATTATTGGATGTTTTACGACCTTCAAGAAAAGAGAATGTTATTGGTAACTTGCGCATTAACGGTAATGCCGGAACAACGGTATCTAAAGCAAAAGTGTTTAATCCGGCAGATCGCACAAAAACCACAATTAGAGAGATGACCGAAAATTTAACAGATGGAAAATATTTAAATGTTCAAAATCAACGTTCAGATGGTTATATGGTATCGCGTCAGCAACCGGTAACAGTGCAAAGAGACACTACATCGTTAGAATATTTGGGCAACGCTGGACCATCGGGTTATAAAGCGAATCAAACATACAACTCGGCTTATGAACAGCGCAATAACAATAAAAAGATTCATCAAAGTCACACCAATCAGGGAAATATGCAAATGTTAAATAATACCGAAAATCTTTCGGTAAGAAGGTCAGACGATGATAGAAATAATAATCGCATGTTTATTCCAAGTAATGGACCGCGTATTTTACCCTCAAAAGAAACACACGGAAAAATGGGAGGTTCGCAGCAGTATGATAATTCAATATGTGCCGATCGTATTAACGAAGATATATTATCTGCGTTCAAAAAAAATCCTTATACACAAAGTCTTCAAAGCGTTGCTTAATTTAAATATATATTTATCAATATTGAGTTTAAATATATATTTAAATAAATTATCATGACTATTGAATTACATAAAAATATAGAATTAAAATTAGATTTTTTCTTAAAAAACAATAACGTACCTAATATATTATTTCATGGACCTAATGGCAGTGGTAAAAGAACATTACTAAATAATTTTATCAATAAAATTTATCATAATAACAAGGAATATATTAAATCATACGTTATGTTTGTTGAATGTGCGCAAGGTAAGGGTATTAAGTTTGTAAGAGATGATATCAAGTTTTTTGCTAAAACGTATATGAGATCGAACATGTTTAAATCGATTATATTATTAAATGCCGACAAATTAACAATAGACGCACAATCTGCTTTAAGAAGATGTATAGAAGTTTTTAATCACACTACTCGATTTTTTATAATAGTAGAAGATCGTTATAAATTATTAAAACCAATATTATCAAGATTTTGTGAAATGTATATTCCACTACCGTTTATAAAGAATAAACAGATAAGTCTCCATAATTATAATTTAGGTGAACCATCGTATAACAAAATAAATTACACGAAAAACGATAAATTAAAAAAACTTATAGATAAATCACTCTTAACTGATAATAAGAACATAACAATATTGGCAAATAATTTATATGAAAAAGGTTTCAGTGGTTTAGATATAATTAATTATTTAGAAAAAACAAAAATGTGTAATAAAAAAAAAAATATGCTTCTTATTCTAATTGATAAAATTAAAAGAGAGATAAGAAATGAAAAACTATTAATATTTATTATACTAAATATTATATTTCGTTCTAATATTAGTTTAGAAAATATTGCTTTTATGTAAATGGACGATTATTCGATTACGAGTTTAAATGAATCAAAAAATGAATGGTGTGCTCGGTTAGTAAATATACTGACACCATGTGTATTAGACGGTTTAAAATCTATATTTAACGAAGCGATTGTTCTTTGCAACGATAATAACGAAGAAGAGAAGTATTTGATGACCTTCCAAACTTTTTTAGGCAGAATACCGAATTGGAATAAAAATATGATCATAGACGAAAAAAAAAGAATACAAGAAATAAGTAATTGTGGATATTTAGAAGAATTGATTACTTGTGTTCATATAATACAACTAAAAGCACTATCGTGTGTCCGGGTGGGAACAAAACAAAAGAAAATTGATATAGACATACCGCCGATTGATGATTTCATTCATAAAATTTATATTTTCACTGCAAGAAAAGTGTACACAAATATTTATTTATTTGAGAAACACATTACACCATTATCAATTCAAAAGAATAATAGAGAGTTAGAAAATATTATAAAAGAGTGTATATTAGAAACAATAAGAGATTCTATACCAGTTGAAATATTATTAAGGGCATATATGGACGAGACCGAAGAGGAGAACGTAGAAATAAAAGAGGAAATTATTAGAACGCCCGATGAAGAGGAAGATAAAGATAAAGATAAAGATAAAGATAATGCCGCACCGCCACCACCCCCTGATAGCATGCCACCGACACCAACTCCGGATATGGATCGCAAAATCATCGGTGATATAAATATAGACACAGATACGGGCAATGATGTAGATGTATATGACACCAATGTAACACCAAGTATTAATGAACAACTTACTTTTTCCGACGTAGATAAGTCTGTTGATACTATGGGCAATGAAGAAAATTTAAATGCACCTAAAAATATTGCCTATTTAGAAGATTTGGCAAGTAAAAGGCGCTTTGACGATGAAGATGAAGATGAATATGAAAATGAGGATGAAGACTCGTTAACTATAGGCGATACGATTACGCTGGATGTAACAGATATTAATGATTTAAATGACAAGGATAGTTTAAAATTAAATGAATTAGTATTAAACGATATAGAAGTATTGTGATAATGCGTAATAATTATAAACCTAAAATTATTGTAATAATATAAAATGGAAAATACTTTTACATATAGTCTAATAATTTCGCTAATTTATATAATAATTAAGTTTATAGAAACAAAAACATTATTAAAAAACAATGATAAGACTATTAAACATTTAGTTAAAGATACTATCATCGTTTATTTGAGTTCGGTTTTAGGATTGTATGTAGTTCAACAATTAAATCCAGGAACAATAACAATAATCGAACCTGGTGCTTTTACTGCAAAACCCGATTTTTAAATACAATAAGTAAAAACCAGTATTTATTGTATTTATTGTATTTATTGTATTTATGATATTAATAATATTATGATATCTCAATGTCGTCTATATTAAAAATTTTATGTTTTTTATTTAATTTTTTTTTTGATATAATATATTGTTCAAAAAACACATTTTGTATTACCATATCGGGTTTATGATTCGTAACAGTTCGCGCAATCATTTTATATAATTTAAAATCTGGATATCTCTCTGAACCATTATTTTTGTATAAAATATTTCTTTTTTTATCATCATAACACCAATCAATTATTATTTTTATAATTGGCGATGTAATATTTTTAATATCATCTAAGTCGTCCACGAAATAATCATATAATGAACATCCCAATCGACATAAATCAAAACTCAAATTTGGTTCAAGACGTGGTTTATTATTATTAAAATACGGTTCAAAATTATATAATGTAGCCGCATCTCCTTTAAAGTCGTAACTATCGCTACATAAAAGATTTCCTTTATATTTATAAATGGCCCTACCAAAATCAATAATTTTAAATATTTTACCAAATGTTGGTATTTTATAATACTTAGAATTGTATTTATAATATAAAAACTGTTTTTCTGTTTCTACATACATAATATTATTTGAATGTAAATCATTATGGGTGAAACTAAAAAGTTTTTGATATGTTATCAATATTAATATTATTTGTGATACAAATGCCCCCAATTCCTCTTCGGATATTTGGTGATCATTAAATAGTGAATCTAATGTATTCTTGCATTTTTCTAAAGCAATTAATTGTATTGGAAATTTAAATAATTTGATGAATATTTCATCTTCTGATAATGTAGAATTTGAAACAGATGATTCGTCTGTGTCAGAATCACATTCAGAACCGGATTCTGCGTCGCAACCAATATCTACCTCGCTATTATTTGTATTTGATGATCTTGATGAACACGATGATGCAGATTCGTTTGTTTTATTCGATTTGTTTAAAACCGTTAAATTATTTTCATATAAAACATTTGGTGTAAAAATATTTTTGGACAAATCATTAGTTATAAATAAATTATCAATATCTGATATACTCGATATATCTGATAAATTCAGTATATTTTTATCGTCAATATCGTTACCTATTTTTAAAGGTAATTTATAATTTCTACTATCATAGTTACTTACATTTAAATAATATTCATTCGTTATTTCGAATATGTTATTTTTATTCTTATGAAATATTTCTGATTCATGCAAATTATCAATATCATCGGCAATATTAAAATAAAAATCATTTTTTATTCCTAAAAAAGAACCGTAAAAATCTGTTCCGTGCATAAAGTTATAATTATGCAATAATTGACTTGTTATATAATAAAAAAAACTATCAACGTAAGCACTATTGTCATAACTATACATATTTTTAGATATACTCTCTTGAATATTATATTGAGGAAGATTTAATAAATCTGAATGTGATAAATCGTAACTATTTGTAATAAATTTAATAGGATCTATTATCGGAGAGAATTTAAAGAAAACTTCTTTTTTATATTCAATTGATTTTTCATTTATTATTATTCCGTCATAAATATTATCAGTCTTTTTATTTGTAATGTTTTTTAATGAATAATAATTATTTAAATTAATATTATTATAATTATTTTCATTAAGATCAAAAAATTTTTTGTAAATTGGTATATAATTTTGTATTTTTTCAATATTTAATAATTTTACATCTTCTAAATTTTTAAATAATGGAGAATTATCATTTTTTCTATAATTAAAGTTCATAATTCTTTGGAATATAAATATTATTTAAATATAACTTATTAAATTGCGATAGAATTAAAATTATTTAAATATTTAATCCTATTAATAACAAATGACACTTGAATTAAAGAAATTCAGTATGAGTCAGATTACTTTTAAACCAGATGAAAATAAAGGTCCGGTTATTGTATTAATTGGAAGGCGTGATACGGGCAAGAGTTATCTCGTAAGAGATTTATTGTTTCATCATCAAGATATTCCTATTGGAACAGTTATATCGGGTACAGAAGCAGGAAATGGATTTTATGGAAGTCATGTCCCTAAATTATTTATTCACGATGAGTATAATACGGCAATCATAGAGAATATATTAAAAAGACAAAAATCGGTTTTAAAAGAAGTAAAAAAAGAATTAGAACATTATAAAAAAACAACCATTGACCCAAGAACCTTTTGTATATTAGACGATTGTCTGTTTGATTCTTCTTGGACCAAAGATAAAATGATGCGTCTACTTTTTATGAATGGTCGTCATTGGAAAATAATGCTAATCATTACGATGCAGTATCCTTTGGGTATACCGCCCAATTTAAGAACAAATATAGATTATGTTTTTATTTTGCGCGAACCTTATATTTCGAACAGAAAAAGAATATGGGAAAATTATGCCGGAATGTTTCCAACATATGAAAGTTTCTCTCAGGTTATGGATCAGTGTACCGAAAATTTTGAATGTTTAGTAGTTGATAATAATGCAAAATCAAACAGATTGGTAGACCAAATATTTTGGTATAAAGCAGAGCATCACAACGATTTTAAACTGGGCTCAAAAGAATTTTGGGAAGCATCTAAAGGGTTGGACTCCGACGACGAGGAGGAATCCTATAATCCGTCATCAGGAAGTACTATGCGCGGACCAAAGATTAATGTCAAAAAAAGTCGTTCTAATTGGTAGTTAAACATTCTACTTTTGGTCTGATGCACAAATTACTTTTAATGAAAGTTTCTTTGTCTATAGTAAAATTAAAACTACAGTCGTGCATTTCTGGCAACCTATGTTTCATACAAAACGTTTGGTTGCATCTGCACATACCCATTGTAGTATCTATCAACCTAAGTTTTTTATTACAATCTTTATGATGACATATCTGTTTAGATTTAGTGTTCGTTTTATTTATTTCCTTTTTATTTTCCATTTTAACAAGTTTTTAATTATAGATTACTTCTATAATTAAAAATCAATTTTAATAAAATTAAAAATTAACCACTATTTTTTATACACTTGGATTTTTATCAACACCATCACCTTGAGGTTTTGGTTCAGCAACAGTTGGCTCAGCAACAGTTGGCTCAGCAACAGTTGGCTCAGCAACAGTTGGCTCTTCGACCTTTGGTTCTGGGTCTTCTTCAGCAATATTAATTAAAGTTTTATCTTTATCGCTATCTTTAGCGATTACACCCTGTCCATTACCATTTTTTTTACCGGTGATAATATTTTCATCATGGAATAATTCTTTATGAATATCTGAGACACTTGCGTTTTCATCTAAATTGTTATCAAATGTGTTAATTGTTTTAACACTAACTAAATTACCATTGGCATCAAGCGTTTGAGATAATAAATTACCGCTTTTTTCTGCTTTATTAATATTATCTTCCAGTGCCTTTTGTTTAGATTCCTTGATACGTTTATCAAACTCTTGTTTAGCATATTCCTCATTTTTATTTTTCTCGTTCATCAATTCATTTAATTCATCTTCTAAATATTCAACCCTGCCAGTTTTATATGCCTCGGGATGAAAGGGCATCCACATACCAACCGGACCAACAAAAACATCATGGTTTGGATCAATCTCACGTAGCATTTTACATCTTAACTCCGCTTCTTGTTGACTTGGAAATGCACCTCGAATTTTAATTCCACGAACACTTGTCTGAAAGTTGTTCATTTTATTAAAATCATTTTCTAGTTTTTCATCATTTTTATCTATAAAATTCTTATAATCATCTTCAATATTTGTGTTTAATAAATTATCTTTTTGATCTTTGATAAATTCGTCTAAATCTGCTGTTAATTTGTCAAAATCGACATCATGTTTAAATGAAATAAAATTGAGAAATTGTGTGTATTTTTCAAATGCTTTAGACATCTCCCATTGTTTTACGAATTCATTGAAATCATATAAATTTTTACTTTTTATAATTTTCTCTGGAGATAAGAATGATATGCACACAAATTTTTGTCCGGAAATAGATTTGTCCTCGTCCAACAAGTCAATATATTTTGGATTTTCACTTCCGTCAGAATTCATTCTATGTTCAATATTTTCATTCCTTTCTGTCATTATTGTTTATACAATTAAAAAATCTTTAAGTTTTTAACTTATTTATAATTTAATAAAATTGTTTATAAATGAATAAATATAATATTTAGAATAATATATTATTTAGAATAATATAATATTTAGAATAATATAATATTTAGAATAATATTTAGAATAATATTTTTTTCTTCATTATTAATATAATAATGAATATTGTTGATTTAGTTAACGAGATCAATGTTGTAGAACTTCTTAAAAGAGCGATCAAATACTTTGTTGAGGGTATTATGGTTGCTATTGCCGCTTTCGCCATACCTAAAAAGAAATTAAATTTAGAGGAAATTGCTATTATTGCCTTAACTGCCGCTGCCACTTTTAGCATTCTTGACACATACGTTCCTGCCATGGCCGTAAGTGCTCGCTCTGGTGCCGGATTTGGTATTGGTGCCAACTTAGTTGGTTTCCCTCGTTAAATCATTATGTTTCACTAAAATATAAAATTACTAATTTTAAAATAATACAATTGTAATTGTAAATTGTATTATTAATGAATTTATAGTATTAATGAATTTATAGTATTAATGAATTTATTATACCGTTGGTATAAATGTCCACTTTAATTCGCCACATATTTGTTTCCATATGTAATCTTGTTCTATTCGTTTCTCTCTGTCTTTTAACATCGGAAAGTATGATAAAAATTCTGTTTGATTTAATAATTCACATAATTTATAAACTGTGTAATAGTAATTTAAAAAATTAACACGATTATCAGGACAAAACTTAGCATAAGGTCCTTGAATTTCTAAAAATAAATTGCATAATTTCTCTTCTAATTCAGGTTTCATAACGGGTGGCTTAATCCCTAATTTGTCTTTTATAAATGGAATGTGTTCATAATATTTATTGTATCCAAGTTTTTTTAATATCTCTTTAGCCTTATTATTTGTCAACTGGTCTATTGTAATTCGTTCTTTTTTTATTTGCAATTTAATATTTTCCAAAATCTCTTCGGGTATTTGGGTTGTTTCTTTTGCTTGAAATTGGGCCAAAACTTCTCTAAAATGATTAATTCTTTTATATGCATAAAAACAAACTTCTTTAGGAGGTTCTTTATATGATGGTTTCTCGTTCTCTACTATATATTGTAGTATGCAAGAACAATTATTACAAACTAATTGACCTTCTTGACTAATAGGTATTAATTCGCCCTCATTACAATTAGTGCATATATCGGTTTGTAATATATAATTATTTATATCTAATACCGTTTCATCTACATTAGAAAAATACTGGTTTACATTATCATAATGTTTATTTTTTTCTTCAATCTTGTTATTGTAATCACCTGTTTTAAAATAATTATCTAACACAGTTGTTTTATTTTTGCATTCTGTTATATTTTTTTTATTTTCAAAATAATCAAATATATGATTCGAATTTTGAAGTAAATACTCTAATTCTTGTTTTTTTTTATCTTTTAGTAAAATATTTATTTCCTTAATTCGATCTTTAATATATAATATATCATCCACTGATAATTCTTGATTTTCGGATTTATTTTTCAATTTATTTTTTAGAAGTTCTTTTTCTTCAGTCAATTTAGGAATTTCTATTGTTTTTTCATTTAAAAAATCATTCATTATATTATTATGTTTATAGTCTAATGTTATTGTCTTGTTTTTATCGACACGAATTTTTTTTGTATTTTTTTGTTTAAAGTTTGGCATTAGTTATAATAATTTAGATAATATTTATTTAATTAAGTATTCTGTTATTTAATTAAATAAAAAATGGATTTATGTTTTCTAATATGAAAATAAATGGCCTCTATAAATATTAATTTGCCCGAAAAACTTGTTATAGATAAAACAAAATTACAAAAAATGCTTTTTATTAACAATGCGATTGAAGATGGATGGGAAATTAAAATGAACAAAGATAATATTTATACATTTAGTAAAAAACATGAAAATAAAAAGGAAATTTTTAATGATAAATATTTAATGGAATTTATAAAAAAAAATATTACAATGGAACACTATAACAATACTAATAATTAAATAGTAATTATTTAGTAATTACTATTAATTAATATAAATATAAATTATTATGTTTAATTTATATTTATTCGGAATTTTTTTTTCTTTGCTAATATTATAAAATGGGAGGAGGACTTATGCAACTCGTAGCTTACGGCGCACAAGACGTTTACCTTACTGGCAATCCGCAGATCACTTTCTGGAAAGTAACTTACCGCCG